ACAAAGTGGATATTCTTCCTGTTGCTGATCCAAATATCTTCTCAATGTCGCAAAGAATTACAATTGCACAAACAGAATTACAATTAGCAACATCTAATCCACAACTGCATAATATGTATGTGATTTATAGAAAAATGTACGAAGCATTAGGAATTAAAGATATTGATAAAATTTTACCTCCTCCTGCTCCAACAGCACCTAAAGATCCTGCATTAGAACACATTGATGCATTAGGACAGAAACCTTTTCAGGCATTTAGAGGTCAAGATCATAGAGCACACGTTACTGCTCATTTAAATTTTATGGCAACGAATATGGTTAGAAATGCTCCACCGGTTATGATTTCTATGGAAAAGAATATCTTAGAGCATATTTCAATCATGGCTCAAGAACAGATTGAATTAGAGTTTAAAGATCAAATTCAACAGATTCAACAATTACAACAAACGGCTCAACAGAACCCACAGATGCAACAACAGATTCAAAGACAGCTTCAAGAGTTCTCAGAACAGATGGAAGCAAGAAAAGCAATTTTAATTGCAGAGCTAACTGAAGATTTCATGAAGGAAGAGAAGAAAATTACGTCTCAATTTGATCATGATCCGTTACTTAAACTTAAATCTAGAGAAGTTGATTTGAAAGCAATGGAAAATGAACGTAAAAAACAAGAGATGGAAGCTAAAGTTAATGTTGATAGAGCTAAATTAGTACAAAATAGAGATATTACTGATGACAAACTTGATCAAAATGAAGAATTATCTGAATTAAGAGCAGATACTTCACTTGAAAAACAAGAAATGGCTAATCAAAACAGAATTTTGCTGGCTAGAATGAAGCCAAAGGGGTAGATTAATAAAAAGGAGGAAAATATGGCTTGGAATTATAAAAAAGCTAAAGTAGGTTCGTTTCCTGAACAGAAAAAGTCAGTTGATCCAAGATCAAAGACTAGTTTCAGAGGAAAAACTTACCTTGCGACTGGAGATAAGGTCGCGCCTACGGGTCAATACACTCGTAAGAAGCAAAAACCAGTAACTTGGTACTAATATGGCTTGGTTTGGATTAGCAAGAATAGCACTTCAAGCGGGAGGCAAGATATATGCTAATCGTCAGAAGACAAAAATGGCAATGTCTGATGCAGCGTTGATGCATGCAGAACGTATGGCCAGAGGTGAGGAATCTTACCAGGGAAAATTATTAGAAGCTCGTCAAAATGACTACAAGGACGAAATCGTCCTTTGCATTCTCACGCTCCCGATAATTATTTTGGCCTGGGGGGTTTGGTCTGGGGATCCGGCCGCTATGGAGAAGATAAACATGTTCTTCGAGCATTTTTCGGCATTACCAAAATGGTTTACTAATTTATGGATACTTGTATGTGCCAGTATATTTGGTATAAAGGGAACACAGATATTTAGAAACGGCGGAGGAAAAAAATAAGGAGAAAACTATGAGAAACGATTATAAACCGTGGAAAAAAGTCAAAAGAGTTGGTAAACAATTCGGTGGTGCACTTGCCGCTGGAGTTAGACCATTAGCTCGAGGACTTGGTTATAAACATGGATCAAAAAAACCAGTTAAAAAACAAAAATAAGGGGAAGACAACTTCTAAAGCTGTTTTTCCTAAAAAGGAAACTTATATTGGCTCTCATATCAAGAGCAAATTAGGCGATGAGTATGCGTCCAATAAAAGTTATGAAAGATACTATAAAGATTTGACTTAATGGATTCTGTAGACGTAATTTATAATATACAAAAATCAATAAAGAAACGATTAGAAATGTTGTCGCTTAATATTACTTCTGGTGGGGTTGACAACATGGAGACCTATAAGTATACAATAGGACAGATTAATGCACTAGAAGCGATGAAACAGGAACTCTCTAACCTGCTACAAGATAAGGAGCAAAATGGCGGAACCATTATTGACATCACAGAAAAAAACAAGAATTAAATTACCAGATACAACCCTTGTTGGCTTTAAAAAAGCCAAGGAGTCAGAAAAATTACCAAAACCTACAGGTTGGAGACTTTTAGTTTTACCATTCAGAATGGATGAAAAAACTAAGGGAGGAATCCTAATGGGACAAGACACATTGGATAAACAACAAGTTGCGTCGCAATGTGGTAATGTTCTAGCTATGGGAGCCGATTGTTATAGGGATAAGGAAAGATATCCCCATGGCCCATGGTGCAAGGTTGGTGATTGGGTGATCTTTGCCCGTTACGCCGGATCACGCATACAAATCGAAGGCGGGGAAATTAGGTTGCTGAATGAAGATGAAATTTTAGCGACCGTCAAGAATCCAGAGGATATCTTGCACAAATACTAACATAGGAGGAGACTATGCCAGAAGAAGAAAAAAAAGAAGCAGTCAAAGAAGAAACGAAAGAGACGAAGAAGGAACCGATGGTAGATATTGATACAAGCGGCCCAGGAGCCGAAGTCGATTTACCAGAAGAAAAAAATAAAAAAGAAGTGGAGATCAAAGATGATAAGTCTGATGACACAACTGAGAAATCTAGTGAGCCGTCTGATGTTCAACCTAGCGAACCACAAAAGGAAGAAAAAAAGGACGACCAAAAACTAGAAGACTATAGTAAAGGTGTACAATCTCGTATTTCGAAATTAACTCGAAAAATGAGAGAAGCAGAGCGAAGAGAAGCCGCTGCTGTTGATTATGCAAGATCTGTAGAAGAAAAAAGAAAAGAATGGGAATCAAAGTATTCACAGGTCAATACTGACTATGTGAAGCAGTTTGAGACACGTGTAACCAGTGGTATGGAATCAGCACAGAACGAATTATCTCGTGCGATTGAATCTGGAGATGCAAATGCTCAAGTGAATGCACAAAAGAAAATTGCTGCATTATCTATTGATTCTGCAAGACTAAATGTTCTGAAAGAACAACCGCCCGTAGAGACACCAAAAACGTCTTTATCGGATGGTTCTAAACTTCCAGAACGAACACCAACTGAATTGCCTGCTCCTGACGGAAAAGCAGAGGATTGGGCATCTAGAAACACATGGTTTGGTAAAGATCGAGCTATGACGTTTACAGCTTTTGAAATACATAAAGATTTGGTTGACAATGAAGGTTTCGATCCTAAATCAGATGATTACTATGAGGAAATCAATAAAAGAATAAAAGTTGACTTTCCCCATAAATTTGATAAAGGTGGTAGTGTAGAAACGTCACGTCCAATTCAATCGGTTGCTTCGGCTAACCGAAACGTAAGGCCAGGACGCAAAACTGTACGACTCACATCTTCGCAGGTAGCAATTGCTAAAAAATTAGGTGTGCCACTTGAAGAATATGCGAAACAACTAAAAATCACGAAGGAGGCTTAAGAGCATATGAAAAAAAACGAAAAAGAAACTTCCCGTGCGAGTTCAACAAGGTCTAAAATTGAAAGACCAAAAGTTTGGGCTCCTCCATCTTCTCTAGATGCACCCCCTGCACCTGATGGATTCAGGCACAGATGGTTACGAGCAGAGAGTTTAGGGTTTAACGACACTAAAAATATCTCTGGGAGAATGAGAGAAGGTTATGAATTGGTGCGAGCTGATACATATCCGGATACTGATTATCCAGTAATTACTGAAGGAAAATATAAGGGGATCATTGGGGTTGGTGGCCTTGTGTTGGCAAGGATACCCAACGAAATCGCGATGCAAAGAGTTGACTATCAGAAAACATTAACTGAGGGTCAAGACAAAGCAGTGGAACACGATTTAATGAGGGATCAACATCAGAGTATGCCTATCGACATCGACAGGCAGTCTCGTGTAACCTTCGGTGGTACAAAGAAAAGTTAATTTTTTAACAATTCTCGGGATAACAACCAATTCCCTATCACTGAATTTTTAATAACAGTTCATGGGTAAAACTATGGACACAAGGAGAAAACTATGGCTAACAAAAATAGCGCAGGATTCGGTTTTATCTCAGCTGGTACGTTAGGCAACACGCCTGCTACCAACGGATTATCCGAATACTTTATAGATGCTGCTGATTCTGCAAATAAATACAATGCTTCGGCGGTTCAAGTAACCGCTGGATATATTGTAACTGCAGAAGATGCCGCTACTGCCGAAACTGTTGGCGTTCTTCAAGGGATCTTTTACAACGCTGCAACTACTTTAAAACCTACGTTTGCAAGTTGGTATAATGCAACAATTACACCAGCGAACAGCGAAGACACTAAAGCGTTCGTAAATGACAATCCTTTCCAATTGTACAATGTTGCAACTGACGCTCAGGTAGCTTCTACCGTCGTTGGTGCACATGCTATTTATCTTGACACATTCGATGTGAACACAGGTGGAAGCACGTCAACTGGAAGATCGAACACAACACTCGACATTGGTGACACTCACGCTACTAACGATACATGGAGATTGATTAGAAGCGCAGAAGATCCAGAAAATAATGATCTTACAGCTGCTTATTGTACCGTCGTTGTAATCCAAAACTTAAACCAGTACATTAATAGTTCTGGAAGTTAATCTGAATAGGAGATAAATTATGGCTATATCAAGAACACAACTAGTTAAAGAACTAGAGCCAGGTTTGAATGCACTATTCGGCCTGGAATACAAAAGGTATGAAAATCAGCATGCTGAGATTTATACAACCGAGTCTAGTGACAGAGCTTTCGAAGAGGAAGTAATGTTATCAGGATTCGCTAACGCACAAGTAAAAGCTGAAGGACAAGGCATCTCATTCGATGATGCACAAGAAACCTACACAGCTCGTTATACTCACGACACAATTGCTTTAGCATTTGCGATCACAGAAGAAGCTATCGAAGATAACCTCTACGATAGACTTGCTTCTAGATACACAAAAGCTTTAGCACGTTCTATGTCTAATGCTAAACAAGTGAAAGCTGTTTCCCCTTTAATCAATGGTCTTCCGTCTACGGATAACTTTGATTCAGGCGACGCAGTTTCTTTGTTCTCTACTAACCATGCAACGGTTAGTGGATCAGCAGTTAGTAACACACTAACTACTCAAGCAGACTTGAACGAAACTTCATTAGAACAAGCATTGATTGATATCGCTGCGATGACTGATGAACGTGGATTGAGAATAGCAGCAAAAGCTGTGAAGATGATTGTTCCTTCTGCTAACCAGTTTGCAGCTGAGAGATTATTAAAATCTCAAGGTAGAACTGGAACAGCAGATAACGATATCAATTCTGTTGTGTCTATGGGAATGGTTCCTCAAGGATATAGAGTGAACAATTTCTTAACTGACTCAGACAGTTGGTATATTG